TGATCCAGTTCTGTTCCAACAGCTGGCACAAGCGCAGCGACATCGTCGCCATGCCGCCGATTCCGCCGCATCTGCGCGACGACGCGCGCGAGACGCAGGGTTAGCCACACATGAACCGCAAAGCCAAGCGTGCCGCGGCGAAGGCCGAGGCAGGCGCACATCCGCTCGCGCAAAGCATGTCGTCGCACATGGGTTCGCAGGTGCGCGAAAGCGCCTTCGAGTCCTCGTCGCCGAATTCGCAGGAACTTGGCAATTACTGGCCGGCGCTGCACTCGGCCGATTCCGCCGTGCTGCCCGACCGCGCGCTCACGGTTGCCCGCACGCATGATCTGGTTCGCAATGATCCGACTGCGGCGGCGGCGGTCAATCGCCTGGTCGACATGCTGGTCGGCGCGGCGATCCGCATGGCGGCGCGGCCGGATCCGGAGGCGCTGGGCTTCGATCGTCAGGACAAGGAACAGCGGCTCATCGTCAGGCAGCTGGCGCGGCAGATGGACAAGGAATTCCGTCTGTTCCTGAAGGATCCGGCCAAGCGCTGCGATGCGCAGCGGCGCCTGACCGGGCAGGGGCTGTTTCGGCTGGCGGCGCGCACCTATTCGACCCTCAACGAAACCTGCGCGGCCATGATGTGGAAGCCCGACCCGTTCGGCCGCTACGCCACCTGCGTCATGATGATCGATCCGGAGCGGCTGTCGAATCCGAACGACATGCCCGACCTCAACAATCTGCGCGGCGGCATCGATTTTACCGACGATGGCGAGCCGCTGGCCTATCACGTTCGCGAGGCGCATCCCGGTGACTACTTTCAGGTGCAGAAGGCGCTGAAATGGACCCGCGTTCCGCGGCAGACCGCGTGGGGCCGGCCGGTCTTCATTCACGGCTTCGAGCCCGAGCGCGAAGGGCAGTCGCGCGCGATCTCGCCGTTCGCCTGCCTTGTGCCGCTGCTGCGCATGATCGCGCGCTATGCCCAGCTCGAGCTGAACAACGCCGCCGTCAACGCGATGATGGCGGCGTTCCTGACGTCGAACCTGCCGCCTGATGTCGCTGCGCAGCAGATGACGCCTGGCTCGGCCAGCATCGCCGACAAGCGGCTCTCGCACTATGCCAAGCATCCGCCGCACATCGCCGGCGTGCGCATTCCGGTGTTGCAGATCGGCGACGAGATCAAGATGAACGATGCGTCGCGGCCGACGACGTCGTTTCCGCTGTTCCTGACCGCGTTCCTGCAACGCGTCGCCTCGGCGCGCGGCATTTCCTACGAGCAGCTGTCGATGGACTGGTCGAAGACCAATTATTCATCGGCGCGCGCGGCGTTGAACGAAGTCTGGCGTACCACGACGCGGCTGTTCGCTCAGTTCACCGAGCAGGTGCTCGACCCCATCCGTTATTGCCAGGTCGAGGAAGCCTTTGATCGCGGCTATCTGGTCGCGCCGGACGGTGCGCCGGATTTCTGGGATCTGCCGGCCGCCTATCTCAACGGCCGATGGATCGGACCTGGCCGCGGCTATGTCGACCCGACCAAGGAGGCCGAAGGCGCCAACATGCGCATCGATGGCTTGCTGTCGACGCTGCAGGACGAGGTCGCCACGCAGGGCCTCGACTTCGAGGAGCTGCTCGACCAAGCCGAATTCGAGCAGGAAGAGCTCGCCTCGCGCAACCTGACGCGCAAATCGTCGGCGCCCACCGCCAAGGGCAGCGACGCCGAGATCAACAACGATGAAGCCAAGGCCGGACCCGGCGGCGGAGCCGCCACGGCCGAGACCGGAGCCGCCGCATGATCCAGCTGCCGCACATTGCCGCGCGCCTGTTCGACACCCCGCTGCTGATCGATGCGGGCAAGCTCGCCTCCATCGTCAGCGCGATCGGCGGCCGGATCTCGGGTGCCGATTTGAGGATTGACCGGGAGGCGATCGAACACGTCGCGTTTGCCGCCGGGCGGCCGTCCGAGCAGCTCGGCGTCGTCTCAGGCCGGCATGGCCGCAGGCTGGCAGCGGCCGGATATGAGGATCGCGACATTCTCGACATGGTCGATGGTGTCGCGACCATTCCGATCGAGGGCTCGCTCGTACACAAGGGCGCCTGGCTCGGCAGCTTTTCCGGCGACACCTCCTATCAGGGCCTGCAGACGCAGATCGCGACGGCGATCCGCTCACCTTTCGTCAAGGGCGTCGTGTTCGAGGTGGATTCGTTCGGCGGCGAGGCTGCGGGCGCTTTCGAGACCGCGCACATGATCGCGCAGCTGTCCGCGGCGAAGCCGACCTTGTCCATCCTGACCGACTTCGCGGCCAGCTCGGGCTATCTGCTGGCGTCGGCTGCGCGGCAGGTCGTGATGCCGCCGGGCGGCGCTGCTGGTTCAATCGGCGTCGTTTCGGTTCATGCCGATTTTTCCAAGGCCCTCGAACAGGACGGCGTCAACGTCACCCTGATCACCTCGGGCGAGCACAAGGCGGATGGCAATCCTTACCAGGCGCTGCCGGCGGCTGTGCTGGAGCGCCTGCAGGCGCGCAACGATGCCACGCGCGATCGGTTCGCTGCCACGGTCGGGGCCAATAGAGGCATTCGCCTGACCAAGCAGGGCGCGCTCGATACCGAGGCGCAGATGTTCACTGGTGAGGACGCCGTGACGGCCGGCCTGGTCGACGGCATCGTCGACTCGCCGGTCGATGCCTTTGCAACGTTCGTCGATGCCATCAACCGGGCCTGAAAAGCCCACAACCGAAGGAACTGATCAAAATGACGACCACGCAGAAGAGTGGCCTGGCCGCGGTGCTCGCCGCGCTCACGGGCAAGCAGCCGGCCGGCGACGCGATTTCGCGGGCCGATCATATGACCGCGATCGAGGCCGCGGCCACGCAGGCCTTTGCGGCTGGCGAGACCTCCGCCAAGACGTTGATGTCGACCGAAGGGGCGACCGCCGAGCGCACCCGCATCAAGGGCATCATGGGCGGCGACAGTGCCAAGGGCCGCGAGTCCCTGGCCGCGCACTTCGCCTATGACACCGACATGAGCGTCGAGGCCGCCAACGCGGCGCTGGCCGCGGCGCCGAAGGCCGAGGCCGGCAAGGGCGTTTCGCGGCTGGATGTTCTGATGCCCGGCAATTCGCCGCAGCTGAAAGAGCCCGGCCCGCATGCAGACAGCCCCGAGGCCAAAGTCGGCGCGTCGCTGGATGCCGGCGTCGACAATATGCTGAAGGCGCGCGGCCTGGTGCCGCGCTAGCCCGCAAGCGTTCTCCATCAATTCGCAAGTAGCGACGTGCGCGCCATCAGGCGCGCGCGAACGATCAAACATCATCCTTAAACGAGAAGGGATTTCGTCATGTTGAAGACGTTGACTGTGACCCAGCCGAACATCGAGACGGACGTTCTGAAGTACGTCGTCGATGACGACTTCTGCAAGGTGGAGGAGACGCTCGCTGCCGGCAGCGGCTCGGACAATGTGGCTGACATCGGCACCGTGCTCGGCCGCGTGCGCACTGCGACCATTGCGGTCGGCACCGTGGTCCAGGCGGGCACCGGCAACGGTGTCCTGACCAAGGCCAATCCGGCCTTTGGCAATGATGCCATCGCCGGCAATTACAAAGTCATCTTCACTGAAGCGCGGACCAATTCCGGTGAGTTCGAGGTGTTCCGGCCCGATGGCACGCTCGACGGCCGCGGCGTGGTCGGCACCGCCTATACCGGCCAAGTCAAGTTTACGATCGCGGATGGCGCCACCGACTTCATCGCTGGCGACAATTTGATCCTGCCGGTGACAGTGACCGGCGTGTCGTACAAGGTCTGGCCGCTGAATCTGGCGGCGACCGATGGCAGCCAGAATGCGCTCGAAGTGTCGCTGTCGAAAAAGACCGCGACCAACGGCGGTACCGATCAGACCATCGTGTCGCTGCGGCGCGGGCCGGCCATCGTCGACTCCCGCTTCCTGATCTGGCCGGCCGGTGCGACGGCGGATCAGATCGCCGCGGCGCTTGAGCAACTTGCGGCAAACGGCATCGTCGCGCGCTCGTCGTAACCGGCGAACTTTCCGATCCGCGGACTGTCGGCCCGTGCTCGCACGGGCCGATCTTTTTCCACCCTTCTGATCTCATATCCCACACACGCCGGCATCGAGCCTGGCAAGCAAAGGACTTCCTCCCATGGTCGACAGTCTCGACGTCGTCAATTTTCCCTTCACCGCGATCCAGCTCTCGGGCTCGATCAACCGCATTCCGAACAACTACGGCCTGCTGAACGCGCTCAACCTGTTCCCGTCGCAGGGCTCGATCTCGACCATCATCGAGATCGTGATCGAGGACGGCGCCATTCGCGTGCTGCCGGCCAAGGAGCGCGGTTCGGCGGCAACGCCGGGCGATCGTGGCGGCCGCAAATCGGTCTATATCGAGTGCCCGCACTTTCCGGCCGAAGACCTGATCACGCCGCGTGACCTGCAGAACATGATTTCGATCGTCAACGCGACCAAGGGCGTGCGGACGCTCGGCGATGAGGTCGCCAAGCGCCTGTTCAACATCCGCAACAAGCACGCCATCACCCGCGAATGGCTCCGCATGGGCGCGCTCAAGGGCCTGGTGACGGATGGCAACGGCGCCACGCTGGTCGATCTCTACGCTACCTTCGGCATCACCAAGGTCACCATCGATTTCCTGCTCGGCGCTGCCGGCACCGACATCATCGACAAGTGCACGCAGCTGCGCACCTCGATTGCCAACAATCTGAAAGGCGAGGTGATGAGCGGGGTCGAGGTCATCGTCTCGACCTCGTTCTTCAACAAGCTCATTCAGCACGCGCGGGTCGAGAAGTACTGGGTGAACTGGCAGGCCGCGCAGTCGATTGCACAGCCGACATTGGTGCCGGGCACCGGCCCGATCGACCGCAACGGCCAACCGACCGCGCTTGGCCGCTCGTTCACGTTCCAGCAGGTCACGTTCCGCGAGTACAACGGTCAGGCGCCAATCGGCACGGCGCGCACGCTGACGCCGTTCGTGCCGGTCGACTACGGCTACGCATACCCGGCCGGCACCATGGACACGTTCGAGACCTGGGATGCGCCGGCGAACGACATCCGCGCCGTCAATCAGCCCGGTCAGGAGATCTGGATTTCCCCCGAGCCGCTCAAGCACGGCGAGGGCTATGAGCTGAAGTCGCAGTCGAATCCGCTCGCCATCTGCAAGCGGCCGGAAGCGCTGGTCGAGGTCACTACCTCGAACTGATCGAAGATATGCAGCCGGCCTTTGTTGGCCGGCTGCTTTACCGTCGCTGACCGGAAGTCATCGCGGGAGGACTAAACCGACGCGATTGACCCGTTTCGGACGTGAGCCTATGCGCGGCCGTTTCGTTCAACGCGCAGCCGAGGCAGCAACGTCATTCCGGAAGGCCTGCTTTGCGGAGACCCTTGGCGAACGTGGCGAGGTCCTCCGCTCGGCGGAATGGTGCTAGATCTCTGAGATTGGAGGCCCGCAAGTCAGGGTTAAGTTCGAGCGCCCGTGCCATGGCTTTCTGTGCTGGCTCAAGCTGTCCGGCAAGCGCCTTGCTGGCAGCGAAAATGCAGACCGTCAGCAGAAAATTCGGATTGTCGCGCATTGCCTTTTCGGCGGATGACGATGCCACGTCATATCGGCTCGCGAGAAAATGGGCATATGCCATGGCTCCCTGCATGGCGTACATGGACGGATCGAGCGGGCTCAGGCGCATGGCACGCGCAACATGCTCAAGCGCCAGGTCTGGCTCACCTCTCCAAACTCTCAGCCAGCCACTAAGCGTCCAAGCTTCGGCTAAGTTGGGACTGACCGCCAGTCCCCGATCCATGAACGCCGCGGCGTCGTCGAACTCCTGGGCTACAAAGGCGAGTGCATATCCACCCCTAGACAGCGCGACGGGGTCATCTCCGCCGAGATGCACGGCTTTCCGGGCCAGCCGCGTAGCTTCGGCACTCTCTTGCACAGGCTCGATCATCCAGCCACGCGCCTTGCGCTGTACGTAGCACCACGCGGCCATGCCATAGGCGCACGCCAGACCACGGTCGAGCTCGATCGCCCTGCAAAAGAGCTCAAGCGCCTCGCGGTTCGCTTCCATTGTCCACCGGCGAACTTTCGCCAGTCCGCGCAGGTAAAAGTCGTACGCAGTCAGATTTTCGGTTGGCTTGCGCTTGGCCCGCCTGATCTCCTCAACCTGCAGCTTCGGGGCGATAGCACTAAGGACGCTGGCGGTTACATGGTCCTGTAGATCGAACATATCATCAAGCGCACCCTCAAAACGGTCCGCCCAGAGATGTGCTCCAGTTTCGGCATCGATCAGCTGGCCGGCGATACGAATGCGGCTTCCGGCTTTGCGCACGCTACCTTCGAGCACGTAGCGCACTCCCAGCTCACTTCCGACCTGCTTCACGTCCACGTGCCGGCCTTTGTACGTAAAACTCGAATTGCGCGCAATCACAAACAGCCAACGAAAGAGCGACAGCGCCATCGTGATATCCTCGACGACGCCATCTGCGAAATACTCCTGCTCTGGATCTGCACTAAGGTTCTGGAAAGGTAGTACGGCAATCGAGGGTTTGTCCGGGAGCGCCAATGTGGGCCTTTGGCTTGCCGTACCACGATCCCTCACATTGAAAACGCGGACCGGGCGTCCAATGTTCTTGAGGTTCTGCTCGCCGGCATCATCAAACACAACATCAAGTTTATCGCGGAGTTGTCGGTGGGCATCATCCGACACACAAATGCCACCGGGCTCCGCAATCGCTTCGAGACGCGCTGCTACGTTGACACCGTCGCCGAATATGTCCCCGTTATCCTGGATAACATCGCCGACATTGATACCGATCCGGAACTCAATTCGATTGTTCGCCGGTACGTCTGAATTGCGTTCCGCCATGCCACGCTGAACATCGACCGCACAGCGGATCGCGTCCACAACGCTATTGAACTCGGCCAAAAGGCCATCGCCGGTGTTCTTGACGATATGCCCGCGATAGGCGGCAATCTTTGGATCAATCAAGACCCGCAAATGTTCCTTCAGCCGGACGTGCGTGCCTTCCTCATCCATGCCTGTCAAACGGCTATAACCGGCGACGTCGGCCGCGAATATGGCTGTAAGCCGTCGCACGAGGTGTTCGCGGGTCAAGGGATTCCCCCGCCGAAGCGTGAAGCGTCTAACCTCACCGGTCTGAACCGGCGCCTGTTTGAAAATGTTAGCGACAATCGGCGTCAAATACCACAGTCATCAAACCAAGGTGGGCGCCCGAGGCCACGAGCTGATCGAACAAGGCGGTCGACGTCTGTTCCTGGCCCAGGCCGTGTGAAAATCCCGCAACTTGGGGCGCTCGGGCGCATTTCACGGTCGCCGAGCTTCTAATTCGGTGGAATGGACCTCCCGTTGTCTCAGTGGCAACCGGGAGCTTCATGTAGGCGCTGATTTTGGTCGCGCAGAGGCTGGCTTCACGCCTGCATCGCCTCCAGCAATCCGCCCACGCCCACGATCATCATCACGCGCTTCATGTTGTAGGCGAGCACGTTGAGCGCCATCTCGGTGGCCACCTTTGGCAGCTTTTTCGTGAGAAAGTGCGTTGCTCCCATCCAACACTTCATCGTGCCGAACGGATGCTCCGCTGTCTGACGGCGGATACCCATTGCATCGGGGTTGTGGTCGAGCCGATGCTGAACTTTCTCCAGAACGGCCTCGTGCTCCCAGCGTGAGATGCGGCGCTCGGCGCCCGTCGTGCACTGAGCTTTGAGCGCGCAGGTCTTGCAGGTGCTTGTCCAATAGCGGCGCAGTGTCTTTCCGTCCTCGACGTTCGTATAGTGATAAGCTAGTCGCTCGCCGGCAGGACAGCGATAGACATCGTCGGCGGCGACATAGACGAAGTCCTGTTTGCCGAAGCGGCCGGCAGCTTTGGCGCCCGAAGTCATTGGCTTCGGCAACGTCACCGTGATGTCGGCTTCCTCGCAGGCCCTGATCTCCTCTCCATCGTAATAACCGCGGTCTGCCACGACTTCGAGCGTCTCGACAGCCATCTCGTCGCGCGCCTGCCTGGCCATGTTGGCGAGTTGGTGGCGATCGCTGCCCACGTTGGTCACCTCGTGAGCCACGATGAGATGATGCTGCGTATCAACTGCAATCTGCACGTTATAGCCAACGATCCCGGTGTCCTTGCCACTTGTCGCCATCGAGCGAGCGTCAGGATCGGTCAGCGAGATCTGCTTGTCCTCGCTCTTCATCATCTCCGCATTGATCGCATTGAGCCGGACGATCTCTTCCTTGAGCTTCTCGATCTTGCCCTTCAACCTCGCAACTTTCGCCTCTGGCACCGCATCGCCGTGCCGATCGGCGGTCTCGAGCTGCGAGAGATAGCGGGCGATGCTCTCGTCGATCCGCTCCAGGCGCCGCTTCATCTTCGCCTCGGTGAAGTTCTTGTCCCGCGCATTGACGGCCTTGAACTTCGATCCATCGATGGCGACGCCCGCTGCAGCAAGCAGATCAAGCTTTCGGCACAACGCGACGAACTCGCGGCAGGCCTCACGAATGGCCTTGCCATTGTCCTTGCGGAAATCTGCGATGGTCTTGAAGTCCGGCGCCAACTGCCCGGTCAGCCAGATCATCTCGATATTGCGCTGGCATTCCCGCTCCAGGCGTCGACTCGACGGCACGCGATTGAGGTAGCCGTAGATGTAGAGCTTGAGCATAACACCGGGGTGATAGCTGGGTCGGCCGGTGTCGAGTGGCTGGACACCGACAAACCCGAGTTTGTCGAGATCGAGACCGTCAACAAACACGTCGACCGCCCGCACCGGGTTATCCTCGGTCACATAGTCGTCGAGCGATGCCGGAAACAGTGTGCTCTGCCCGCGATCCAATCCTTCAACAAAGCGCTTCATCAGATGCCCCGCAAAATCGCCGGGGAATCCTATCGCGCGAATCACAGCAAACAGAGCCTTTTCACACGGCCTGGGCCCTTCGGCGAAGTGGCGACCTCGAGCGAGTGGCTGAGATCGCCCGGGCTACAACCGCCAAAATAGAAGGTCCCTCAGGCAGCCGCGAGTTGCCCCGCGTATATCCGAACGCGGCCGTTTGTGGTCATTCGCAGTCTACCCGATAGAAAGACGATGTAGCCCAAAGCAATGAGCCGATCGCTGTGTGCGGCGGGGATTATGGGCGCCCGGCCGTTTGGGGGCACATTGCCAACCACAAGCAGCGAAGCGAACTCTTCAGCGGTTAGGGCGTCTGTTTTCCGGGCCATCCCTCACATTAGAACCGCATCGACAATCCCGCCTGTTCAATTTTGCTCAAAGACAGA